CATGTTGATTAGTTCGTCACTAACCGCATAAGAAGCTTTGACATTAGACTGACCAATATTGTAATCAGCAAATTGAATCTTTTGAGCAGCTACATTAGAGCTTAATGGTTGCACATTTGGGGCTAAGACAGCTTGCACCGGATTAATACGTGCTACACCTGTACTCTCTGTGACTGCTAATGGTTTTCCTATATTTGGCATAATTGGTTATCCTACGTAAACGTAGATGTTGGTCTTGGTAATGGGCCGGGGACTGCACCAAAAGCGGATTTTCCAGAACCTGCCATTGCAGTTGGAGTTGATGCACCGGAACCACCACCACCCATAGCACCTACACCAGCCGTAACCGCATTAGTAAACCCATTGATTAACGCTGCATTGGCTTGTTGTTTGGCTTGGTAGGCTTTAGACATACCAGCATACATATTCATATTACCTTCATTAATGATATTTGCTCTTTGTACATCAGAAGCATATTGCTGTAGATAGGCTTGTTGCATAGTAGCATTATAGTCTGCCTTACCCTGATATCGTGTCATAGCAGCAGTCTGATCTATTGAAGCAGCAGCTTGTTTACCACGAAACTCTATGTTAGCTAGATTGACGGCAGCAGCATGAGCATCAGCAAAAGCTACGGTAGCAGGGCTACCTTGCATAGTAACCCCAGAATTACCCCATTTAGCACGTTTTTCTGAGGTAAATATATCATACTGTCGCTCTGCAATCTGTAGGTCAAAATCTGTTTGATCTTCTAACTGGTCAGCTTGACGCTCTAACGCAAACGCATTATAAGATGCTCGGTCTCCAATAACCTCTGCATTACGCTCGGTAATATCCCTAGTGATACGCCCACGATCTGCTTCCATCTGGGCGTTAATATCAGCAATCTGCTTATTGTACTGGGCAGTAGCCATTGCTGACTTAGCAGAAGACTGCCCTGCCTTATAGCCAGAAACCCCTTTGGTGAGTTCTGCCCCACCCATTACTACTGCCATTGTTACCGGATCAGCCATACCCTACTCCCAAATAGCATACATACAATTATCAAGATCACCACCACAATAATTGTGTAGTGTACCTTCGTACTTAAAACCCATTCTCTCTACAAAACGCCTTAACATATCGTAATCACTTACAATCTGGGCTTGTACTCGCCTTAATTTATATTTTTTTCTAAAGTAGTTCAAGTAGAACTTGACTGCTTTGACATACGAAAACCGATATGCTGGGATTGTTGGGGAGCCGATAACCCAGACTTCCCCTACCCCTTCCCAAAGGATATTCAACCCCCCAATGGCAAATATCTCACCATCAACATAACCTGTATACGCTTCTACTGCTTCTTTACCTATAGCATTAGCCCACTCTGTATCAGAGAGCTTTACTACACGTTTAATATTTTCTTCATGTGGCCTCACCACTAATCTCTTAAAATGAGATAATTCGTAAGGTCTGATTGTAATCTTGCCAGAACGCTCCAGTGGTGCGTGTCTAGTCGTTAACACTCAATTCTCCTGTTAAGGATATCAATGTCATGCCCATAGGCTGTTCTTGTTTAATTGTTATGGAAGAATCAGCTTCTTTCCAGCCTAGATTAGTGATATCAAATTGGCCAGTAAATGCAGGAGGTGCAGAGTCCATAGGATCGCCACCGCTTCTAAACACCAATTGTGTGCCATTTACTGAAATACCGAGGGTTTGGTAAAGGTTCAGGATAATGCGATTCCAGCCCTTTTTCTTACCAAAGCTCGAACCATCTGGTTGTGGCAACTCTGGAGCCAATGTAACAATTTCAGTGGTGTAGGCTAAACCAACTGAAGCAGTACTCACCGTATCAGATAGAGTGATTGAGCCACCAGATACAGTTTGATTGGGAAAGACAGCCCCATCTCCTAATACTTGAACGCTTTGTCCTTCTAAATGACCTAAACCAGATAGCGAAGCAGTTGGACTGCCTGAATATTGTAAACCAGAATCTACATAAATACTGTCGTTAAGATACTCAATGGTTCGTACTGTAGCCCCAGCAATGGTACGCTTGAAACTCGCCCATAATTCATCTGATTTACCATCTGCTGAAGGAATTACTGCAACACTCTCAACTTCCGCATTAGTACCACCTATAGGGTGCTGATGCCAAGCAACTACTTGTTGATCTCGTTGGTAAGTAAGGCCAAGCAATACGCCATCATCCCTGACAGCCCATACAACCGAATCTGGCTCTTGTTGATACGCCATATGGGTAATGCCATCCCCTGTAATATCTTCGGCTAAAATCGTCAAATCAGGGGCTACAAAGCCCTCTACGTTCAAGTCAAAGATCATTTGCCTTAATTTTTTAGTAGCCCGTTGGTTAAAGATAACCGCCCGTCCTGACGTAATAGGGGTTACTGTGCTAGAACCATACTTCGTTTCCTGTACTACCCTGACATTAGATGGGGTAACAGGATTACCGCTACCATGCAGTTTGAACTCACCACCTACAGTACCGATCAATAGAACGTCTGAAGCCTTTAACCATCGGATTACATTTACATCATCTGTAGCTAGTGTGAACGCTAAGGATTCATCATCTAATCCAGTACCCTGATTCATATTCAGGAAATCACCAGATTTACTAGCCCAAATTGTTTGTGGCTTATTATTTGTACCTGCCCAATACAGCCTTTCCTCAAAGAAGGTTACACAGCTAGGGTAATCCCCTGCACCGGCAACAAAGTCAGAAGGGGCTGAAGTGAAGGAGAGAGTTGCAAGCGTCCAAGCAATATCACTGGTACGTGTCAACTTACGTGGGGCGTGACTAGGGTGAGCGATATAGAGAGTATCGGCTGATTGAGCAAAGTACAAATCGAATAGTTGAGCCGTAGTAAATGGTGTCACGATTTCTACAGGGGCACCACCTGTCTGTATCTGCCCATTATCCTTGTAAACCCTGATATACAGATTACCAAATTCTAAAATGTATGCTTGGGTAACACTAAATTCAAATCGGACTAAACGTACCTTAGCATCCTGAGTAGCCAGCTTAACGCTAACCGTATCCAACGTATGTGTAGCCCCAGTTGTATGTTTAAAGCCAATAAATGTTGCAGTGCTTAATGCAATAAATTCTATCGTATGAGTGCCAACAGCGTAGGAAGTAGAGGCAAGAATATCAACACCACCTGTTGCTGTACCAATTTGCACATTGATTGCTCCAGCACCAATCACGAAGCTCATCACATAGCGTTTACCAGCTACAGTGGTAATTTCATCTTCAGCCCAACCGTAGTTACTGCCATCTACTGACACAATATTCATCAGGTTTGTAGCATGAGCAATCGAACTACCAGAACCTACGCTCTTGTTTGTCCACCCAGTAATATTAGATGCAAAGGTGCCATTAGCCACTAACTCAGAGCCACTAGCTACGCCCTTAGCTTCTGCCACATAATTAAAGCCACCTCTTCTAACTACACCACCATGAGGTAGGCTATAGGCATTTTTCTGGGTCTTTAGGCCGTTGCTGTACTTATTAACGTCAACACGACCATGCAGTCTGGCTGATAATTGACCAGCCGTAAAATTGGTTTGAATAGGCCATACTTTTGCCATTTAGCGGAACCTTACGTCAGTCAGTGTATCTGTCTCAATAATTTCTGGAGTGCCTTCTTGTGAATCAATAGCTCTAGCGTCACGCACTACAGCATCATACAGTTGAGCCATTTGTTGCATTACAGTGGTAGAACGTGCAATAGGGTAGGCTAATTTCCACGCCATACGAAATACTAACGCTTGGTATAATAGAGCATCAAACTGTGTGGCATCTTCTAATCTTTTAATATAGGTAATATCTACAGTAGATTCTTCAGTGAGTAATTCCCGTCCTTGTATTTCAAAGTCCAGTTTGATATCCCCTGTTACAGTACGGACATCAAGTACACGCAAACAATACGGGTCTGTAGGAAGAGTAAACTTGTACTTCCAATAAATTATTGGTGTATCAACAAGCGAAGCTAGATTAGTAGTTGTAATCGCACAACTCCATCTATGGCTACGCAATAACGCATCACGCTCCCCTTCATAAAAACGATTGACTAGAACAGCATTAGAATCGTTATCAGACAAACTGGTTATTGTATTTGCCCCTAAAAGCAACAACGCTTCATTCGCTAAATCTACTTTAGAACCCATCTGTTACTCCGCAAATATTAACCGTTTAATAACACGTATCATGCCAGTTGGCACTTTAATTCTTTCACCTACCGTAGTTCCCGGTGGGACATCCCCTTGTAATAGAAATATCTTAGCTTGTGCGCTACTCCTTACAAACCATCCCATGAAACGTACTCTGGGCGAGTCTTCTAAAAATTCTGTTGTATCGTCCTCAGACCAATCATTACGTATCAGTGTATCGTCCCACTCTACGTAATACATGGCTCCTTTTTTTAATCTCATATCAGCCCTAAAAGCAGGGTGACACCCGAAGATGCCACCCCACAGGTTTAGTTAGGATCAGCGTACATTATATGAAAATCAAATGTATCTGCTGCCAAAGAAGTACCGGCACCCAACGCAAACGTCAGGATCATTTCTCCGGTAGTTACATAACCAGTATCGTGCGTTCCACTTTCGTGGAAGTTAGTTACTGTCCTAGCTGAATCTGCTGCAACCGCACTGATAAAAGCATCAGCATCCAAAGCAACAGCAGAACCGTCACTCTGAGTAGTATGAGCAGCATACCCCACATTAACCGTAGCAGATGACTCTAGATCACTAATGATCGCCATAGACTGCGGAAGAATGCGTACACCAGAAGGAATCGTCATAACTTGAACGACATCAGAAGAACTGAGAGCTTGCCCAGTAAATCTAGAATACCGATAAGTTACTCCATTCCAAGTGGTTGGAGCGTTTTTAGTACCTGTACCGTCTGTAGCGGAAGTGTACTCTGTACTTTTATAAGTAGCCATTTTACACCTCCATTAAGAATCAGTACAAGCAATTTCTACAACCTTCTCGTCTTCAATGCGAACCGCACCGAGACACATTTGGGCATAGACTTGCGTACTATAGTTTTTATCTGAACGTTCCGTAATTTCGGTTTTAACGTCCATACCTAGACTCAAGCC